TCGGTGGAGTCGGTTCAATCATCGACTCGCTGCACACCTCGGACGAGGAACGCGCCAAGCTCCACCTGGCCGAGCGCGAACTGGACCAGCGCCCGCAACTCGCGCAGATCGCCGCGAACGTGGAGCAGGCCAAGCACCCGAGCCTGTTCGTTGCCGGCGCACGGCCTGGCGTCATCTGGGTCGGAGTTGCCTCACTGGCCTGGACCTACGTGCTGCACCCGATGCTCATGTGGGGCTGGGCGCTGGCCCAGGCGCGCGGGTGGCTTGACGCTGGGATGCCGCCCCCGCCGACGCTGGACACCGATCAACTGATGGTTGTCGTCACGGGCGTGCTTGGCATCGGTGGCCTGCGCAGCTTCGACAAGGCCAAGGGCAAGGCAACCGAGAGGATCGAGCGATGACCGACAAGAGCAAGCACTTCATCGCAGGAGCGATCATCGCCATGATCTTTCGCGCATGGCTTGGCATGGGCGCCGGGTTCCTGGCGGCCCTCGTCGCTGGCGCAGCCAAGGAAGTGTGGGACGGCTGGGTCGGTGGCGACGTGAGCTACCCGGACCTGCTGGCGACGATTGCCGGCGGCGTGGTGGTCGAGGCGGCATTCACCGCTGTCGAGGGCGTCTGAAGTGATGGATCACCGCGACCTTGAAGACCTGCCGCCGGCCGTGGCGGAGGAGATCGCCGCTGCGCGTGGCCGGCTGATGCAGAAGCTGGATGCCTTTGCGCTGTACGTCTCCGAGAAGCGCGACGAGGCGGTCAAGGCGCGCAAGGCCAGCGGCATCGAGGAAATCTGGACCTACTGCGAGGAAGCCTACCTTGGCATCGACGACCTGAACCGCCACGAGTGGGCAGGCCAGAAGTGGGCGCAGTGGATCAAGAGCCCGAGCATGGAAGGCCCGTTGCGCCGCAGCCGGGTTGACGAGGAAATGCGGGCGACCGCCTATCCACGCCTGACTGCCCGCTACGTGGACGCAGGCGCGGCCAAGATGGCGGAGATTCTGCTTCCGGTAGACGGCAAGCCGTTCAGCCTGAGGGCCACGCCTGTTCCGCAACTGTCGCGCGCCCTGAAGAACAAGACGCAAGTCATTGACCCAGCGACAGGCAGGCCAGCGACTCGCCCGCCGCGGCCGGATGAGATGCCTCCAGTGCAACAGCCTCAAGGCCCGGCGCCGATGCAGGGCGGCCCTGGGACGGCCGCGCAGCCTCCACAAGAGCCAAGCCCGCCGCAGGTGCCTCTGACGGTCAAGGACTTGGCCGAGCACCAGATTGCACTTGCGGAGGAAGCGGCAGAGGAAGCCACGGACCAGATTCACGACTGGCTCGTGGAGTGCCGGCATGGCCCGACCATGCGCAAGACGATCTTCGACGGCGCCCGGTTGGGCACGATGATCGTCAAAGGGCCGATCCCCGCGCGCCGCGAGGCCCGCATGGTCCGCACTGGCGAGGGCGGCATCTCGGTCGAGGTGGTGTCCAAGGTGGTGCCTGAGTCGGCCCGCGTCAGCCCGTGGAACTTCTTCCCGGACCCGAGTTGCGGCGAGGACATCCAGCGCGGCTCCTACGTGGTCGAACTGGACGAGATCAACGAGAAGGGGCTTCGCGCCCTGCGTGACCAGAAGGGCTACATCCCGTGGGCCATCGACCGCGTGATCGACGAAGGCCCGGACAAGTGCAACACCCGCAACGAGGGGCGCACGGCAACGCAGCAGGCGCACAGCGGGGTCTACAAGCTGTGGACCTTCTGGGGGGCGATCAGCGCTGACCAACTGAAGATCAGCAACCCCGAGCTGTACCAGCAGCACCGGGACAAGATCGGCCGGCAGGTGTACGCCATCGTCACGATGGTCAACGACACGCCGATCAAGGTGGCGCTGAACCCGCTGAAGACCGGGCGCTTCCCGCACAAGGTGGCAGTCTGGCGCCGCCGGGATGGGCATTGGGCCGGGATGGGTGTTGCCGAGCAGATGAAGGCGCCGCAGCAGATCATGACCGGCGCGGTGCGCGGCCTGCTGAACAACGCCGGAAAGTCGTCCGGCGCGCAGATCGTGCGCAACGACGAGGCCCTGATCCCGGCCAACGGCAGCAACACCATCACGCCGGACAAGGAGTGGATCAAAGACCCAGGCGCTTCGCTGGAGGACGTGCGCAACGCCTTTGCGGTGTTCACGATCCCGAACGTGACGCCGCAGATGCTCTCCATCATCGAGTTCGCCTTCCGGCTTGCCGAGGAAAGCACGAGTATTCCGCTCATCACCCAAGGCCAGAGCGGCGACACGACGCCTGACACCTTCGGCGCGACCCAGCTTCAGAACAACAACGCGAACCAACTGCTCCGCGACGTGGGCTTCAGCATCGCCGAAGACCTGACGGAGCCGCTGATCTCGGACTTCTACGAATGGCTGCTGCTGGACCCGAACGTGCCTGACAGTGCCAAGGGCGACTTCCAGGCCGACGTGTCAGGCATGACCGCGCTGATCGAGAAGGCGGTTCAGGACCAGACCATCGCCATGATGGGCGGCATGGTGGCAAACCCGGCCTTCGGCATTGACCCGAAACGCTGGTTCCGGCAGTTCCTGCGCAGCAAGCGGCTGGTGCCGACCGACTTCCAGTACAGCGAGGTCGAACAGCGCGAGATCGACAGCCGGCCGCCGCCGCCTCCGCCGCAAGTGCAGGCCGCGCAGATCAGGGCCGAGGCGCAGGTGGCGACCGCACAGAGCCGCGATCAACTGGCCGCGCAGAAGATCAAGGTGGACACCGACCGCGACGCGCTGGCAATCCAGGCGCAGGCCCAGCGCACGCAGATGGAGCGCGAGACGAACCTGGCAGAGCTTGCGATCAAGCGCGAGCTGGCGATGCTGGACTACGCCAACCGCTACCAGATCAGCCTCGACTCGGTGAAAGCCGATCTCGCCAAGACCACGATGCAACTCAAGGCGCAGATGGTCCTGTCCGGCGACGACGGCAAGGGGCCGGAGGTTGCCAAGCCTGCCGTCGAGCCTGAAGGCCGGGCGCCTGATGACCAGGCATTCCAGCGGTGAGCCGCGAGCGCTTCACGCTCAACGAGCTTGAGCGCATGTCTCCCGTGTGGCTGCGCATCAAGGCCAATGCCGAGCGCGAGCTTGAGCTACTGCGCCAGCAGAACGACAGCGAGACGCTGGACGAGCGCAAGACCGCGCTGATCCGAGGTGAGATCAAGGCGCTGAAGAAGCTCTTGGCCGCCGAGCGAGACACGACACCGGGCGACTGACGCCCACCGAACAACAGGCAGAGCCCGCCGCGGAGCAATCCCGGCGGGCTTCGTCGTTTGGCCGCCGGCCTGACAAGCCCGCGGCAAGCCCCACCCACGCAGCCGCGCCGGTGGATCAGAGCCCGTCACCGAGCGGGCGCTTTCATGTGGACGACCGATGAGCACGGAGAACACTGCACCCGAAGACACGAGCACCGAGCAGAGCGCAGAGCAGCGCGAAGCAGCATTCGCCGAAGGCTACGACGACGACAACCCCACGGAAACGCCGGGTGACGAAGACGAGGCCGAGGCGACCGCAGAGCGCGCCAGCGATGCCGAGGCAGAGCAACCGCCGGCAGAACCGGAATATGTGCAACTGACCCGTCAGCAGCTTGAAGAACTCCAGACCCGCGCCGCCCTGATCGAACAGATCAAGACCACGCAGGACAAGGGCTTCGGCACGATGGGCGGCACGATCCGCGAAATCCGCCAGCAGATCGAAGCCATCAAGGGCGGAAAGCGCATCGAGATCGAGCAATCCGAGATCGATGAACTCCGCAAGGATGGTTTCGAGGCTCACGCCAAGGCGCTGGAGAAGCTGCGCGACTTGCAGATCGTCAACACGGGCGTCCAGCCCGAGGCGATTGACAAGGTGGTCGAGGAGCGCATCAGCGGCTTCAAGCAACAGTTTGAGTCGCGGTTCCTCAAGCGTGTCCACCCGGATTGGGAGAGCTACCAAGAGCACCCTGACTTCGCGGCGTGGGTTCAGGCCCAGCCGGCGGACTACCAGGCGCAATTGGCGAAGGCTTCCAACGAGTGGAACTCCGATTTCATCGCCGACGCCATGACGAAGGCGAAGGAAGCGGCCAAGAAGAAGGCCGCAAGTACGACCACGCGACGGCCGCAACCGAACCGCGAGACGGTTCTGGAAGCGGCGATCCAACCCCGCGGCACCGGACGCGCTGACCAGCGCTCTGCCCGCAGTTCTGCATTCGAGGAAGGGTGGGCCGAGGAAGGCTGACCCAACTCACACCATCATCTAGGAGGCCATCATGGCTTTGCACGGGTACGACACCCAAACCGCTCGCATCGACAAGTTCAAGGGCCGGCTGCTGAAGCGCGCCCAATCTGTCGAAGTCACCTCCCGCTTCGGCCGGCAGGTGCAGATGCCCAAGAACAACAGCGACACGTACATCGCGCGTCGCTGGCTGCCCCACGGCGGCACGTCGGGCAACCCCAACACGTTCTTCAACAACGTGACCGGCGACCGCGCCGCGGCCTACGCCAACGCGCATCTCGCCACCGAAGGCGTCACCGCGACGCCCGAGACGATCACCCCGGTGGACTACCCGGTGGTGATCCAGCAGTACACCTGCCTCTACGGCTACACGGACAAGACGTACAACCTGTACGAAGACGACGTGCCGGCCGAGATGATCAAGCTGGTGGGCGAGCGCATCACGCTGGTCAACGAGATGGTCAACTACGGTGTCATGAAGGCCACGACGAACCAGTACTACGGCGGCAGCGGCACCAGCGTTGCGACCGTGGACGGCGGCATCACGCTGTCCATGATCCGCGACATGGTGCGGGCACTGCAAGCCGAGCACTGCGGCATGGTCACGTCGGTGCTGAAGGCTTCGCCGAACTACGCGACCGAGGCCGTGGCCGGCGGTTACGTGGCGCTGGTGAGCACCGACCTGGAGCCCGACGTGCGTGACCTGGCCGGCTTCGTGCCGGCGGAGAAGTACGCCAGCGGCACGCCGATGAAGAACGAGTTGGGCAAGGTGGAGCGCGTGCGCTTCATCTCCACCCCGGACTTCCCGGCGCGTCTGAACGCTGGCGCCGCTGTTGGTGCGACCGGCCTGTACTCCACGACCGGCAGCAGCATCGACGTGTACCAGTTCATCCTCATGGGCGAGGACGCCTGGAGCCAGATCGCCGTGCGCGGCCTGGACTCGATGGACCCGACCCACCTGCCGCCGGGCCGCAAGGACAAGAGCGACCCGAACGGCCAGCGTGGCTACGTCGGCTGCGCGTGGTGGAAAGCCGCGCTGGTCGAGAACGACGGCTGGCTCGCCTGCGGCAACGTGGGCCGTCGCGCTCTGTGATGACCTGACGGGGGCTTCGGCCCCTGTCTCCACCGACAAGGAGATCACCACATGGCTGAATCCATCCGCGAGCGCCTGCAAACGCACAGCCCGCGCGTCGAGGTGGCGGAGTTGCGCAAGTTGCTGGAGGCGGCGCAAGCCGACCTTGCGGCGCTTCGCGCTTCCATCGTCGCCATCACCGCGAAGCTGGACGCCGATGCGGGCGTGACCGACACCAACTACGCAGCGACGACCAATCCGGCCGCGCTGACCATGACCACCTGATCCAAGGAGCCTCATCATGGCACTCAACACCGCGGGCCAGACCCGCACTGGCAACGCCGCGCCTTCGGGCCAGGCGCAGTTCAAGACCGGCCGCATCGTGCTGGACGGCACTTCGATCACCGCCGCCGACTACCTGCTGGTCGAATGCGGTTTCACGCCGAAGTACGTGCAGTTTGTGAACGTCACCGACCGCATCGGCGTCGAGTGGTACGAGGGCATGGCGGCCGACACCTGCGTCAAGACCGCTGCCGCCGGCACCCGCACGCTGGAGACGACCAACAAGGGCATCACTGTTACCGACAACGCGGGCAACGCAAACACCGAGGGCCGCTGCTTCACGGTGTCGCAGAACGCGACTCTGGCCGTCATCGCCGCGTCGAAGACGCTGACTTGGGTCGCTTTCGGTTGATCCACGCTGCCAACAGCAACCACGGGGGGCTTCGGCTCCCCGTTTCCATTTCAGGAGAAGCACATGCCCCGTGGAATCCCGAACAGCCGGCCCGTCAGCACCGAGAACATTGCGATCCGCGATCCCGAGGTGTTGGACCTGACCGCGCCAACCTTCTCGCCCATCGTCAACGGCATCGAGTCCGTCGAAGACGAGGCCCTGCCGGCGCAGCACGCCGAACGCTTGGCTTTCATGGAAGAGCCGCTGGTCATCCGCCTGGAGCCGAGTTCCGAGCGCAACGCGCCGCGCATGGCCCGCGCCTCGGTCAACGGCGACACCAAGTGGATTCCGGTCGGCATCCCCGTGAAGCTCCGCCGCAAGCACGTCGAGGTGCTGGCCCGCGCGCAGCCCTTCGGCGTGCAGACCGACACCGGCACCGCGATGGAGGCCAACCCGCACAACCGCGTGGTCAAGACCCCGTACCGCCGGCACCCGTTCACCGTCATCCGCGACGAGAACCCGCGCGGCGTGGCGTGGCTGAACAAAGTCACCTACGAGGGGTGACGTGAACCTGTTGCAGATGGCCCAGCGACTGCACAGCGAGTCGCTGCGATCCACCCCGGCCCCGACGACCATCACCGGGGCGTCCGAGCGCAACGCGCGCTTGTTCAACCGGCTGGCCTACGCCTGGACCGAGTTGCAGAACGAGCGCCGCTGGCTCTGGATGCGCTCGACCACCGATGTCGCGCTGACCATCGGGCAACAGACCTACTCCGACACCGACCTTGGCCTCACGCGCTTCGGTCGGTGGCGCACCGAGGACGAGCGCTACCAGCCGTACCTCTACATCGACGGCTCGCCAAACACGCTTTGGCCGCTGTGCTTCGAGCACTTGGACCGCTTCCGCCAACTGTGGGTGTACCTCGACATGGGCAACACCCAACCGATCTCGTGGTCGGTGGACGAGCAGCAGCGGTTCCTTGTCGGCCCGGCGCCGGCCGCCGCGTACAAGCTGCGCGCCGAGTTCTGGCTTTCGCCCACGGAACTGACCGCGGACGCCGACGAGCCAGACATGCCCGAGCGCTTCCACATGGTGCTGGTGTGGCGTGCGCTGATCGACATGGCGAAGGCCGACGCCAAGCCGGAGATTCTGGCGATGGCCGAGGACAACTACGCCAAGGCGCACGCCCAACTGCGCCGGGATCAGGACTTGAGGCTCAAGGTCTGATGCTGACGCGACGCACGCGACCGAAGCAGACGCCCGCGGTGCGTGTCATGCCCGACTCGGCCGTGGTAGGTGGTGGCATGAACATCACCGTGCCGCCGCTGTTCGCCAAGCCCGGCACGGCACGGCTAGCCTACAACTACGAGTACGGCGTCAACGGCGGTGCCGAGCGCATCGGCGGCATCGAACCCTTCGACGGCCAGCCTGCGCCGAGCGCTTCGACCTACGTGCTGTTGCAGTGCAGTGCCACGATCAGTGGGATCAGCCTGGGCGACACCGTGGATGGCGCCGACTCAGGCGCGCAGGGCGTGGCGATCTACATCAGCGGCGACCTGATCGCCCTGACCCGTGTCACCGGGGCCTTCACGACCGAAGGCCTTGAGGTGTCGGCCGTGGTCAAGGCCACGGTGAGCGACGCGGCGCCGGCCATCCCCGGCGCGCTGGACAACGTGCTGGCGAAGTTGGCCGCCGACAACTACCAAGCCGACATCCTGCAAGTGCCGGGCTCTGGTCCGATCCGTGGTCTAGAGGTGCTGAACGATGTTGTCTACGCCTGGCGCAACAACGCGGGCGGCACGGCGATGGCGATCCACCGATCCGCGGCGTCAGGCTGGGAAGAAGTGGATCTGTTCTACGAACTGAGCTTCACGGGTGGATCGACCGAGCCTGCCGAGGGCGCGACCATCGCACAAGGCGGCGGTACCGTCACGGCCACGATCAAGCGCGTGGTGCTGGAGTCCGGCGGTTGGGGCACCAGCGACGCGGCGGGGCGGTACATCATCACCGAGCCTGCCGGCGGTAGCTTCAGCGGCGGAGCCTTCGACGCGGCCACGATGGGCAGCGCGCCGGCCGCGGCGTCCGGGGTCTACCACGGAACAGCGATCACGCTGGCCGCGTCAGGCCGTGTGCGTGCCGACGCCTACAACTTCACCGCTTCGCTGGCGACCAAGCGCCTGTATGGCTGCACTGGCGTTGACCGGGAGTTCGAGTTCGACGGCACGGTGTACGTGCCCATCGTCACCGGCATGGGCAGCATCTATGCCACGTCGGTGGTGTGCCACAAGAACTACCTGTTCTACGCCTACCGCAGCAGCCTTCAGCGCTCCGGCGTCGGGCGGCCCTATGCGTGGTCCGTCATCCTGGGCGCCAACGAAGTCGGGACCGGCGACGAGATCACAAACCTGATCTCTCTCGGCGGCAACACCGATGCCGCGGCCCTGATGGTGACGTGCCGCAACGCGCTGTACGTCTACTACGACAACGGCACGACCGCACGCATGGACCCGCTCTCGCGCGTGTCTGGTGCGCAGGCCGACTCTGTGCAGGACATCGGCGGTGCTGTAGCACTCGACACCCCCGGCGTGGTGCGCTACCCGGCCACGCAGGACTTCGGCAACTTCGCGTGGGACACCGTGAGCATGGACATCCAATCCATCGCCCGCGAGCAGGAATGCGCGTGCAGCGTGTTCGTCACCGGCAAGTTCAAGTATCGCCTGTTCTTCGAGGACGGGACGGCCATCTCCGGCCTGCCGCGCGCCAAGGGCGGCGGGTTCGACTGGAGCGTCATCAACTACGGCAAGAACATCGTCGTGGCGACGCACGCCGAGATTGCCGGGGTGGCGCGGACGTTCTACGGCGACGACAACGGGTGGGTCTACGAGGCCGACAAGGGGCGGTCCTTCGCCGGCGAGCCCATCACCTACGCACTGAAGCTGCAACCCATGTCGCAGCGCAGCCCGATGGTGAGCAAGACCTACCGCGAGGCCCAGCTTGAGATTCAGGCGCAGAGCTATTGCACGATCTACACGTCGGCGGAGTTCGGCGGGCCGGATGGCGACGAGGCGCAGGGCGCCACCGAGCAGACCACGACCGAGCAGCCGGGCTCCCCGCTGATCTACGACCTGAGCAACTACGACCAGACCTATTGGGGCGTGTCGTCCGTGAGCCGGAAGTCCGTGCCATGCGAAGGCGACGGCACCAGCGTTGCGCTGACCGTGGCCGGCGAGTCGGACAACGAGCTGCCGCACACGCTCTATTCGCTGACCTTCTTCTATACCCCGCGCAGGACTGAGCGATGACCACAGAGAACCGCTTCTATGACGAGACGTTTCAGGCGGCGGTCGGTTCGCTCGCCAGCGGCGCCGCGCACAACACGCAGTACGAACTGATCCAAGCTGCGTTTAAGCTGGTACAGGACGAGCTGGACGCGCTGCAAGGCATCTCCGGCATCACCAGCCTGTCGGGCTTCCCGGCATCCTTTGCTGGCGCCGGCCTGAAGATGCTGCGCGTCAACGCCGCGGAGTCGGCCATCGAGTTCGTCGCTCCGGGGCTCATCGGAATCAAAACGGTTGCAGGAACGACCTACACGCTTGTGGCGTCCGACGCCGGACAGATGCTGGTGTTCACAAACGCAGCGGGCTGTGCGGTAACCGTGCCAACCAATGCTGACGTGGACTTCGAGCAGGGCGCGGCTGTGCTTCTTGTCCAGTATGGTGATGCCCAGGTGTCTGTTGCTGGCGCTTCGGGCGTGACTGTCAACTCTACCGATGGACTCGTCAGCACGCGCACACAGTTCGCGCAAATCACCATCATCCAGACCAGCGACGACGTGTGGCTTGTCGGCGGGGACCGCGCCTGATGTTTGCGCCGTACTTCGGCCTGCAAGACAACCCGCTTGCCGCCGGACAGGCTTGCACGCTTGACCCGTACTTCCCGCCGGAGGACACGCAAGACCCGCATTGGGCGAGCGTGGTGCTGCTGCTCCAGATGCAAGGGGAGAACGGGTCTACGACGTTTGTGGATTCTTCGTCATCGGCTCGCACGCCAGCGACGGTTTCCAACGTCGAGTTGACATCACTGGAGCAGCGATGGGGCGCAACATCTGGTCGCGCAACGGCTGGCAGCCCGGTTCTTGAGTACACCTACGACACTGACTTCGACTTTCCAGGTAGCGGCGTCTGGACGGTGGAGTTCTGGGTCTACCTGCTGGAAGCTGGCGCAACGGAGGTCTACTTTCTTGGGCGGCGAGGTGCGCTCGGAAAATACTTCAGGCTCACGACGGCAGAGACAATGACATGGCGGGACTCCGACACGACGGAGATCACGTTCGGCACGGTTGGCAAGAACACTTGGACGCATGTGGCCCTGTCATGTGACGGGACGAATCTGCGGTCCTACGTGAATGGCCGTCGCGTGACGGTAACTGCGTCTAGCTCGTTTGCAGACGGCACAACGGATGCGTACAGCATCTTCTCCGCCAGCACAGCATGGGCAACGTCATATCTGCGAGGCTACCTTCAAGACATCAGGATCACGCAAGGTGTAGCCAGATACACGACAGACGGGTTCACCATCCCACAGCGCGCTTACCCGACAACGCTTGAAGACCCTTCAATCGACGCCAATCCGCGGACGGTATCCCTGTTGCAGTTCAAGCCACCAGGCACAACTCCGATCTTCACTGTCCCGGGAACGACAGACGCGGATGACACGACTGAGTATCTTGGGGAGGCGGCAACGGCTACGGTGACGGACGCCACGGCTGTTGCATATGGGGTCGGAGGACTGGAGTTTGTCGTTGACAACACCGACAACCGCATCACATATGCAGCCACCAAAAAGTTTGATTTTTGGCGCTATCGCGTGTCCAGGGTTGTCTTCAACGTAACCATTGAAGCGACGCCATCCGGGACTGGCGGATGCGAATTCTTTGGGTTTGGGTACACAGTCACGGCACCTCAATTCGGATGGGCAGTCGCGGTGACCTCTGGTGTTGGGTCGATTGTGTGCGTTGCCTACGATTCCGCAAGCAACAACTCTACTGCTGTCAGCGGCATCAGTTTCCCGTACACAGCAGAGCTTGCAATCCAGTTCCGCGACGATGGAATCTACGATTGGTTCATCGATGGCGTGATCGTTCGGACTTACACGGGAAACAACGCTTACGTTCCTCTGGCCGAAATGATGATCGGACCAGATGTCGGCGCAACGGGTGGCGTTTCGCAGATTGCGATTTCTGACTTCAGGTTCGAGCTTGTGTCCAATGTGGACCGCGCACTCTACAAGCGCAAGCACTCTCGACAGCTTGGCAATGGGGAGCTTTCGGCAGCGCAAAGCAAGTTCGGCGGGTATTCGCTGTACGCCCCGGCGGGCGGTTCTGGAAGCTGGTTTCTTGACTGGCACCAAGACTTTCTGATGGGCGTTCTGGATTGGACGGTTGAATGCTGGGCCTACAGACTGTCCAACGCTGCCGTTGGCACGCTCATGACACTGCCTGGCTCCACTACGTTCAAGTTCTCGGTCGGCACGGACGGCCTGATCGACGTGGCGTTTTACAGCGCAGGCGGGTCTGCAAGCGCAAACAACATTGCCACTTTTCCGCTGTCGTCTTGGGAGCATGTTGCGGTTCAACGGCGTGGCGGAAACTTTGAGGTCTACCTGAGCGGCGATCTCGTCAACACCACTGCCGTGCCCGGCGGGTCGAGTGCAGACCAAGGCGCAACTGCCGCCATGTACGTGGGCCGGGAAAGCGGTTACATAGACGAATTTCGGGTAGTTCGTGGAGTCGCCGTGTATTCGGACGGTTACACGCCGCCTTCGACGCAATTCTGCACATACAGCGGGGATGCCGTCGTTCCTGGATGCACCCCAAAGCCAACCGACGACGAGCCTATCGCGTTCGCCGCAGTCACGCGCGCAAGCCTGTTCGGCGTTGTAGGCAGCGCGATCAGCAGCACGACGCTCGCCACGATCACCTGCGCCGACTCGGCCATGACCGTGCGTGTGTCGCACGAGGTACCCGGCCTGACCTTCAGCTACGCCAGCAACGTGCTGACTGTCGCCGGCACGCCGACCGGGCCAAGCAGCCTGACTCGGGTTGTGGTGAGCTACATCGCAAGCGACGGCTCATGCCAAGTCCGCGGCAGCACGGAGCACGAGATCACCATCGTGGATGCAACCGAGGTGCTGACCATCGGCAGCATGGCCGGCGCTTCCGGGCGCGTGGGTCAGCCAATGGCCGGAGTCACACTGTGCACGCTGTCGTCTAACTTTGCGGTTGACCTGCGGCATGTGATCCGCAGCGGAATGCCGCCTCAGCGCGTCATCGGCGTTGCCTGGCTACAGAGTGAGTTGGCGTGGACAAAAGGTGCGACTTCCGGCTCGGGATCAATGAAGCTTTCCCTGTTCATCCCGGACTACGGCGGCACGTACAACCTAATTGTTGACTACTTCGGGTTCGGCGTCTTGCTTGGAACCTCAACGCACGAAATCGTAATCACATCGTCTTACCAACCGCCTGCGCCTGCACCGAGTCCTGTGCCTGCGCCGCCTGCGCCAGCCCCGAGCCCGCCGCCTGTGCCATCTCCAGCGCCCGCGCCTGGCCGCGGCCCTGACAGCCTGTTCTCGTTCGTCAAGGTGCTGATGCACTTCGACAGCGCGACCGGCATCGCCACGGACGTGAAGGGAAACACCTTCACGAACCAAGGCGCCACGCTGGGCACTGGCGCCGTGAGCGAAGGGGCGATCTTCACCAGCGCGGCAACCCGGATCGAGGGCAGCGTAGCCGGCATCGACGGCTCAAGCGGGACACTGTGCGTGGAAGCGATGGTGGACATCGACGCGACCGCGTGGAGCGCGCTGATGGACGGATCGCTGACCGACAACCGCTTCTGCCCGGTGGTGACGCTGATCGACAACGAGGGCGAAGTCGTCTGGACGCTGGGCTTCGCTTCTACTCGCAATCGGACCGGGCCGGAAGGCAGGCATGTGCGGCCGACGATGTTCAACGCGCTGACCGGCTTCCAGTTCGGCTACCCGGCCGGAAGCCAGTGCGCCGTGACGCACGCCTACCCGGAGTTGAAGGCTCGCCCGGGGCGGTTCGTGCACTTAGCAGCGACGCGCCGCGCGAACCCGGTGAGCCCGACAGATGGCAGCTACGACCAAGGCACTTGGTTCGACGGCCTGGCCGGCGGATACCGCGCCGTGCCGTACATCTCGCTGCTGAAGACGGTGGCCACCGGGACGCTTCGCATTGGCGGCGCTTGCCCGCGCATCGAGTACGTCATCGAAGAGGTCATGCAGCGCGACGTGACCATCGTCCCGTTCTCAGGCGCCATCGACGAACTTCGGATCACCGCGTACCAGCGCTACGTGGACTACCTTTTCCCCGGACTCTTGGCCTGGGGCCAGCAGGTGAGCGCCATCCCGGCGCATGCCCGCGTCATCCCTTGGCCCAACTACTGAGGCTTGCATGGCAACCAGCACCCCCGATCCCGCGATGCTGAACCAGTGGTATGCGGACTACATGAAGTCCCAGCCGCAGGCGGCAGCGACCGCAGCCACCCCGCAGGCAAGCACCGCCGAGTGGAAGCCCGACAGCAACAGCACCGTCGCCGGCCAGTTCGGCATGCTCACGGCCAAGGGCAACCCGCTGATGACGCAGGCCGAGACGCAGGCCAAGCAGCAGGCCAACGCGCAGGGCATGCTGAACAGCACGATGGCGATCCAGGCCGGGCAGATGGCCGGCTACAACGCCGCGCTCCCCATCGCGCAGCAGGACGCGGCCACGTTTGCCGACGCCGGCAAGTTCAACGCCGGGGCCAAGAACACGGCGATGCTGACGAACGCGAACATTTCGGCCGACATGAACCGATTCAACGCCGGGGCGACGAACGCGGCGCAGCAGCAGCAGACCGCCGCAGGCGTGGCCGGATTCCAGCAGCAGCAGCAGATCGACGCCAACACGGCGACGCAGATCAGGGACATCGAGGCGCAGGCTGCCGCACAGGGTCGGCAACTGACGGCCCAAGAGCAGGCGCAGATTCGTGACCTTGAGGCCGCGGCCACACGCCAGCAGGCCGGGTTCACGCAAGAGCAGACCATGCAGGCGAAGCAGTTCGAGCAGCAGCGCCAGATGCTCACGGCGCAGACCGACGAGCAACTGCGCATGCTCGACGCGCAGAACGGCACCAAGCTTGCCGACGCCTACCGCGCCACGAGCCAGGCGACCTACGACGCCTACATTGCCGACGTGCAGCGGATTCAGGAGTCCGACATGGACCCCGACGTGAAGGCCGCACAGATCGAGAACCTGCAAGGGCTGTACGAAACCAGGCAGGAGTACATCAACACCATCTACGCATTCTCTCCGGACTGGTCCAACGACTGGAGCCAGTTCGCCGTGGAGTTTGAACAACCCGCAGAGGCAACCGGAGGCTGACGCATGGCGACGACGAACCAATGGGCCATACCCACGATGGACCAGAGCCAGTACGGCATGCTGGGCAAGACGTTCAAGTCCTGGGGCATGAATGCGGATTGGAACGGCAACGGCGAAGACTCGTTGAGCGCGTCCATCGCTGGCCGGGTGATGAACGACCCGGCGCTGATGAAGCAGCTTGGCCTGACCAGTTCGGACATCCAATTCAAGGCCGGCGGCTACCAGGGCGACAACGTGATCCCGGATCAGTTCACTTTGTCTGACAAGGCAAAGCAGGCGCTGGCCGGGCTGACGATGAGCCGCACGGGCGTCGCTGGCATGAAAGACGGCCGTAGCATGGTGCTGCGCGATGCCGGCGGCAACGTGATGAGCGCAGGCAAAGCGTACAGCTATGATCCTGCTGGCGACTTGAAGGATGCCGTGGTCAAGGGTGTTGGGTTCATGGCTGCCGCCTACGGCGCCGCGCAACTGTTCGGGCTGGAGGGCGCAGCGGCAGGCGCAACGAGTGGTGCAACTGGCAGTGCAGCCGGTACTGCGGGCACGACGGCTGGCACGGCCGGGACCGCTGGCGCGGCAGGCTCGGCTGGTGGCGGCATGCTCCAAGGCATCCCCGCAATGGCCGGCGACTTCGGGGCCGTCAGCGCATCGAGCAGCGCCTTCGACACCGTGCTCTCGCTGACTGGAAGCGAAGCACTGGCTGGGGCGGCCGGGAAGGCAGGATTCGCGCTGGATGCCATCACCGGCGCTGCCGGCGTTGGTGGCGCGAGCAGCGGCGGCGGAAGCTGGCTGTCGAATGCCTGGGGCGCCATCACAGGCAGCGGTTCCTCTGGCGGCGGCGGGCTGCTTGGGAGCCTTTTCGGCGGCAGCAGCCTGCTGCGCGACCTCCTTCCCATCATTGGGGCTGGCGTAAACCAGGCAACTGCTGAGAAAATGGTGAAGGACCAGCGCAACTGGCTATCCGCCGAGAAACAGAAGGACCGCGACTTCGAGGAGAAGAAAGCGTCCGACACGCGCCGCCGGCAGATGCCGACGACCGGGCCGGGCCTCCTTGGGAAGTTCCGCGTGATTCCGGGGGCGGGCAATGGCGGCTGATCCGAAAGCGCAAGGCATGTTCGATGGCGCGGTCCGGCAAGGGCTGCAAGCCGTCACGTCGCCGGAAGTGCACCAGCGCGTCGCGCAGGACGCGCAGACACGCGGCCCCGCTGCCGCCATCGCCGAGGCTGTCGTCCAGGCCCTGACCGGGGTCAAGAGCGCCGCGCAGCAGTCCGGCGTGCAGATTCCTCCCGAGATGATGCAGGCCGTAGCCGTCGCCATCGCCCAAGTCATGATCGCCATGATGGCGGACGCCGGGCTGGTGGACGACCCGCAGAAGACGCAGGCCGAGGTCATGGCGATGTTCAAGGGAGGCGCAGCATGAGCATGCTTGGTGCCTTCTTCCGTGGCGCGGCCGGCGCCGGACTCGTGGACTACGCAAACCGGCTGGACCGGCGCGACGCGATGGCGGCCGAGGACGAGCGCCGCAAGCGTGAGCGCGAGGAAGAACGCGCGTGGCGCAGTTCCGAGGCTGAGAAGGACCGGCTGGCGCGCGCCGAGAGCGCCGCCATCCGCAGTGGTGGGCGCCGCAGCGGTTCGGGGTCCGGCGGCGGTGACGGGGAGGGCGGCGATGACGCCTACGCCGTGGCCGCCATCATGAAGAAGTTCAACGTCAGCGAAGGCAAGGCCAGGCAACTGCTGGAGGCCAACCGCGCCGACATGAACCCCTTCGGGATGGCCGTGGGTGGCGATGATGTCGGCCCGCCGCAGGCCGACACGAAGCGCTGGAGCGAACTCAACAGCGCCATTGCCGAGTCGCTGCGCGCAGGCCCTTCAATGGCCCGCAGCAACTACGAGCAACTGACCGCGGGCGACATCAACGCGCAGCGCGGTCGTGTCAACGAGGGCATGCTGGGCGGCAAGCTGACCATGCGGGAGACGGCAGAAGCGCAGGCCGCGATGTCCGGCAAGGGTGCTTTCGGGAACGCCCGCACCAACGAGTTCACCGGCGACGCCACGGCCATCGGTCAGAGTGAGATCCGCGAGAACAACGCCCAGGCCGGCAGCGCGAGCCGGGCGAACCGGGACAAGCCGGAATCGAACAAGCCGAACATCAAGTGGCTTGAAGACGAGTACAAGACCGTCACACAGGAGATCGCCAAGGCCAGAGCCGCCGGGGTGGATTGGAACCCGCGAGAGAACCCTGAACAGCAGGCGCTGCTTGACCGCGCGCTTGACCTTGAGGGGCAACTCCGCGCGGCAGGTGGCGCGGCTGTGGACAACAAGGCCATCGGGGCAGGCGTGCAGGCCGTGCTTGACGCCGCCCGTAAAGCCAAAGACGCAGGCGCAGGAAGGCCAGCAGGCGCTGCATCGCCTCCCGGCCCGGCCGGCACCCCCGTGCAGGACCGTAAGCCGCAGGGGATGCTGAAGACTAGCGCCGATCCGCTGGCCGGGCTTGGCCGCCAAGAGATCCGCGAGAAGCGAGCCGAGTTGGTCAACGACCTGAAGCGCTGGCAGGGGAACCCGAACGCCAAGGCGCGCGTGGCCGAGATTCAGGAGCTGATCGACCGCATCGATCAGGGGCGCTACTGATGTCGCAACTGGATCAGTTCCGGCAGGCGCTGCCGCACTTGCAACGCGCGGACGACGCCACTGTCATCCGCTACCTGCATCGGAACTACGCGCCGCAGGAGGACTTCGGGGAATTCGCGCAGGCGTTCGGCTACACCCCGCCTGCGCCACCAGTCGATGAGCCCGGCTTTGTGCGCAGTGCAGGAGACTCCGCGCTGGCACTCGGCCAGGGTGTTGTCACCGGCATCAAGGGCCTGACCGACCTTGCGGGCGCCGACAACCCGGTGTCTCAGGCGCTGGGCTCTGCCAACGAGACGATGAGCGGCATGCTCTCCGCCTTCCGGCAGAACGAGCTTCAGCAGCGGGCGAAGAAGATCAAGGAGGCCGAGGAGTCGGGCTCCACGCTCAACGAGGTCGGCGCATATCTGGGTGGCCTTGCCGAGGCGCCGCTGGACACCACGCTTCAGGCCGTGGGCACGATGGTCCCGAACATCGCGGCCATGATGATCCCCGGCGTGCGAGAGTCGCGCATCGCCGCGCTGGCCGCCGGCGGTGCCGTGGGCGCCGCGCAGGGCACTGGCTTCGTGAAGGGCGGCATCTACGAGTCGGTCAAGCAGCGCGCCATCGAAGAAGGCCGCAGCCCCGAGGAAGCCGAGGCACTGGCCGTCGAGGCGCAGCGGTACGGTGGCGAGAACACCGGGCAGATGGCGTTGGGCGCTGGCCTGGGTGCTGGCGCCGCACTCGGCCCCGTCGAGCGCATCGCTTCCGGCATGGCCCGGCGCACGGCGACGCAAGGCATGCTCAAGGCGCCGGAGAAGTGGCTTCCCCGCGTGGCGCTGGGCGCAGGCGCTGAAGCCTTCCCCGAGGGCCTGCAAGGCGGGCAGCAGAAACTGGCCGAGAACCTGGCGCAAGACCGCGCCGGCTTCGAGACGGACCCGATGCGTGGCGTGCTGGGCTCTGCCGCGCTGGAGGCCGCTGCCGCTGCTGGTCTGGGTGGCGCGGTGTCCATGCCGAAGCCTGCCGCCAAGGCGACTAAGCCCCGCACGCCTTCGCTGTCCGAAACCCTGCAAGAGATTGCTGATGCGCCGACCGTTGACGGCGCCATCAAGGCGATGGGCGACGCGCTGGACATGACGCCCGAGCGCGAGGCCGCGGCGCTGGCCGGCATCGAACGCCAGGGCAGCGAGGACGCCAAGGGGTTGAAGCAGTTCGGCGTGGGCAAGAGCCCGCCGCCGGCCGGCGTGCGGCAGCCGGCCGCCCCGGGCGAAGCCAGCGCCACGACGGTCGACTCCCCCTTCGCCGACCGGGTGCTCACGCTGCGAGAGCAACTGGCCGATCCGCAGACCCGGGAGGCCATCCGCGCCCGCTGGGGCGACACCGGGCTCAACAACGCCACCTACTACGCCACCGTGGCCGACATGGTGGGCAACGAGAGCCTGCCGGAGCGCACCCGGGACAACCTGCTGGCCGTGGCCGAGCAGATGGTGCGCGCCGCGGTGCTCAAGCCGATCCAGCAGCCGGCGCAGGTTGCCGCGCAGCCCGGCGGCATGCTGCAACTCGGCCGCCCGGACGCCGGCCCGCCGCGCATCGGCTTGGACACCGCGCCTACCGGCACGATCCGGGTTGACGCCGAGGGCAACGCCGCCCCGGAGACGCGCGCCGACGCCATCAGCGCACGCCAGCGGCAGTCCGAAGCCGACAGCCTGGGCAAAGGCACGCCGCGTGGCGCTGCGCCGCCCGAGCCGGCCATCCGCCTGCCTGGCCCGATCCCGACCGGAGAGGCCACCGAGATCGAGAGCATCCCGACCGGCGAAGCCACGGAGGTACAGGACATCCCCGTTGGCGACGCCACCGAAGCCATCCCGACCGGCGAGGCGACAGAGCTACCCAGGCGCATCCCGGTGGGCAAGGCCACGGAGATCGAGCCCGAGGTCATCGACGGCGACCTGCTGACCGGCGATGGCATGCCCTACGGCTCCAAGGCTGGCGCGCTGGTTCGAGCCAAGCGCGAGGGCCTGACGCCCGGCAATGTGGTCGAGATTCCCGGCGCCGGGTGGGTGGTGCGCCCCGTCATCGAAGCCCGCCCGACCGGAACCCGCGGCACGACCGCTGCTGACGTACTGCCCAAGGAGACGCCCCGTGAGCCTGTCGGCAACATGGCAGGAACTGCCGGACAACCTGCTGACGGCGGTGCTGGACGGGCACCTGACGCTGGCGGAAGCGGCGTGGCTGTGGGACGAGTGGCTGCTGACGCCGGAAGGGGAGAGCCGAACACTGCCGGAGCCCCTGTGGCCGGTGGCGCAGAGGCTGCACCTGATGGAGATGGAGGTGGAGCCGACGCGGCATTGAGCACCTCCGCCAAGCCGCGCAATTCGCTTCAGGATTCCCGCGTTAGAGCCGCGCTGGACAAGTCAGTGCGTGAGAACGGCGAACAGATGACGCGCCGGCAGTGGGTGGAGCGCAAGGTGGCCGCCGGCCTGAAGACGCGCATCACTCAAGAGGACCGCATCAAGCCAATGTCGCGGATGGCCTACTTCCGCGCCAACAACGAGGAACAGCGCGCCCACGAGCGCCGCGTCAAAGAGGCCGGGAAGAAGGACGTGTACTGGATTGGTGACTACGAAGT